CCAAGTGCTACGTTTTCTGTACCCGTAGGATAGTTACCATCCAGCTTGATTGTGCCGCCATCGACTGACAGGTTGCCTGCGACTGTAACGCCGTCTGTGGTAATAACTCCAGTTACGTCGATGCCTGATGAGGTGGTGGATAGTTTCAAAGCGTTGTCGTAATAAAGATTTGATGCACCGTTAGTATTAAAAGTTGCTAACGCTTCTGAGCCAGAATAGAGAAAAACACCTGTACCGTTAGTTTTTGCAAATAGAGCGCCTGTTCCTGTATCTTCAACAAAGCTATTAGAACCATCATGATAAATCTGTAGGTCAGAGCCTGCACCGAAGATGGCCTTGTTGTTATCCCCGAATGACAGGTTGCCCGTCATGCTGTCGCCAGACGCTTCTACCTTGTCAGTGTTTAGGTTGGTGAAGTTAGCATCCACCTCATCATTAGTCAGAGGCGAACCCTTCCCAGAGCGTGTTGTAATCGTAGTCATGGTTTACCTCTTACTAATTTAGGATGCTGTTAAAGTGATAGTCCAGTTGACAGTCAGCGTGTCATCAGCCGCTTTGTTCACTACACTAAACACAGTACGGCAGAGCATAGTGCCGCCAGTTGAAGCATTGAAGATACCTGCCTCAGTCACCGCGCCAGTTGCGTCACCAGCCTCGAATGAAGAGACGTAGACAATCTGGTTGTTAGTAACTGTGGAAGAGTCTAATACTTCGCGTGAGCCAAGCTGAGATCCCAAGGTAGTATCGCCAGCCGCCGCCGCAGTAGAGCCAGAACCCAGCGCCATGTGCGTCATAGCTGTCTCGTCATCCTTCATGCGGTCACAGATAAAGTTCAGTCCCGTGTCCACAATCAGGTTCTCAATAAGGCGCTCATCTTTGATGTTGCCGTCCTTGTCACGAAGAACCAGTGCGACATCGCCTCGTAGTTTCAATCCATCGTTCATCATGTAAATGTCCTCGATGCGCCGACATAGTCTTCGGCAAAGTAAGTGAAGTCACAATAACCCTGACTTCTTAGGCTACCCGAACTCGAAGCGGAAGGTGCTTCAGTAACGAATTTACCTCCCGATTTTACCTCCGAATCAGCAAATACGCCATCGTCAGACTTGACAGAACCGAAGTCTATCGTGTCTGTGTCAGTCGTCCCTGCTGAATCAGTAAAGTCTCTGAGGTATACAACGGTACGAGAGAATGAGTCTGATGCAGTGCCGCTATCTGATACTGGTCTGCCGACTACCTTAGCTGGGCTATCGTTAGCCGCTGGTGTCTCGCTAAAGCTCCTTACAAATGCGACATCCCTATCGAACACGTCAGTAATAGCAACGATCTCTGTGCGCGTCTTAACAAACGCAATCTCTTGATCGTCCTCGATCGACGCCTCGCCATCGACGTCATCAGTGGCAAAGATCTGCTCTGAGACATTTTTGACGTACGTAAACTCTTCTTCGTCACCTAAGAATATGCGGTCTAGCCTGTCGCCGACCGTGTAATCCTCTAGGAAGTAGGTCACATCACAGTAGTCTTGAGCCGTATCGCCGCCTACATCCTTAGTAACGTCAAGCGTGTCATTGTCAGCAAAAGCTGAGGCGTCTGCTACTACCTTGCCAGGTTGTAGTGTTGCGTCCTCTGCAACCGAACCAGAATCCGTGAGCGGCTTAGTCTGATCAAAGGCATGAGCATCAGTGAATGCAGGTTGTTCTGTTAGCGCTTTAACGATCGCTAGAACATCATCATCGCTAATAGATCCAGCGTCTGAAGTGTTCTTTACTACGTCTAATGTGTCATTGTCTGAGCCAGAAGGTGACTCCGACAGATTCTTTGTTACGTCGAGCGTATCGTTATCTGTGGAAGAAACGTTATCGGATATAAGGAAGATCCGCAGGAACAAGCCAAGCACAACCTCTGCTTGCAAGCGTACTGCTTGAGCTGAGGCGACAAGAGCCTTGCCAGTAGCTTCTGCTACTAGCCTAGAGGCGCTAAACGCATTCCTTAGAAACGAATCTATTCTCACGCAAAGTCTTCTCTCACGTAGAACTCAACGACTTCGTAGACGGTCTCTCGTGTGCCTGAGTCAAACACGACCTCTACTTCGCCTTCATAGTATCCCGCATCAACATCCAGTTGTCCGCTAGAAAAGATAAAAATACAAACACCTAGTGCCTGTTGCTCTGGTGTCGATTGATTAGTCATTGAGAAGAGAACAGTTGTCGTATCCTGTTTACGAAAGTGCATCCTGATAGTGGCGTCTGATACATCTTCAGCCAAGCCAGTATCTGAGCGTGTCAACGTCACTTTGATTTGCGGGCCAGTGTCACCCTGTACTAAATTGATTTTCATCTCAGCCTCCTATAGGCCAATTATCTCACACATCAATGTAAGCTAGGATGCTCGGTTCATTTGTTTCTGTATTCACAAAAGATGCCAGCCAATATTGAGCAACACCTGAAATGCTCTGTGATGCGATAGCATTCTCAGCTTCTGCTACAGTCTCGTAAGTATCAATAATTATTTCAGCGTTATCGGTCGTCCGCGTATATCCTAAAGTGATACTCATAACTTACCTCAATAAATGAATCTGCCCAGCAACTCCAACACTCATGGATGCTGAACCGCTTGTGAGCAAGAATGTCTGCGCCCGTATCCTGTAAGTTTCTTCTGCATCACTACTTGCAAGCGGCTGGAACAATATGTGATTGGTCAATGCAGTTACACCAATGATGCCGTAACGAGGAATTGATAAAGGTGAATAGGTCAGCCAAGTACCAGACGATGTCCACTTATCGGCGTTGTAATAAACCGTGCCAGAACTAATGACATCATTGCTTGCATATATAATCCGCGTCCTGCTTGTGCTGGATTGATACTCAATCGACACTACATTGTAAACCGAGCTAGGTGATGTCTGTGAGGTAGCTATACCGCCATACATATCTATTTGGGTCAGCAAGTTTCCTGCAATCTCTATGTAACGCGCACCGAAAGCAATACTGCCATTAGCAACGACCGTGCCTAATGCTGTGCCACTAGTTGTGCCTTTACTTTTTCTCTGAACTGTTACACCAACGGTGAAGTCGCCAGACGGTGAGCTAGCGTTGATGCCAAACGCCGCGTGTAACACTGCGGCTTTTTTGATAGTCGCATCAGGCGCTGGAGTCGTGAACTCGCCAAATGTAGTCATTGAACTAGACAATGAAGTTGCTGTTGCATTGTACAAGCCAAAGGCAAAAGACTCAGAAACGTCGCCTGACAGCTTATCAACCGTGATACTAGCGGCCTGTATCTTTGCGGCAGTCACGGCGTTAGCGGCAAGCTCATCAGTATTTATCGCCCCGCTTGCTATTTGCCCTGCCGTAATTGAGTTAGCAACTATGTCACCACCATCTACTGCGACAGTCCAAGCCGTGCCGTCATAGCGATAGAGCTTATTGTCTGTGGTAAGAAATGCCATGTCGCCTTGTGCGGCTGTCGACGGCAATGTGCTAACTACTTGTACAGGCTGTATGCCTGACGCAAAGGCTGTTAATTCAACAGCACCATCTGCGATCTGATCCGCTGTGACTGCATCATCAGCAATCTGATCTGATCCAACAGCATTATCATCTATCTGACCATCACCGACCGTATCCTGACCGGCTAATGCACCCAGTGCACCTCGTGTTGCATTGATTGTGCTTGTATCGCTATCTGGGTTTCTATCTGAGACCGCGTCGGTGCCCGTGCCCGTAGGGAAGCGCCTCGCCCTGACCCAGTAATATCGCTCATCTCCGTCCGCGATAGGATCAACGCCATTAGAAGCATCGTGTAGGAACTGCGTACCAATTGTCTCACCAATTTTAACTGCGCTAGACCAGCTTGAATTAGGTGACGCAAACACCTCAATCGATATAATGTGCGTCATGTTGGTCGGATTAGTCCAATCCAGTTCGATGCCTTCGACAAGCGCTGTAGCACTCAGATTCTGCGGATCAGGAACACCGAAGAAACCCTCTGCTATACCGCCGCTAGGAGTAACCGTGGAATAGCTCCCAACAGCGATATCCGCATAGGATGCAGAGTCGTCTTCACGCAGAATGAGATTAACGCCACCAGCGCCTGATTCGGACAAGTTCCATCCGAGGCACACGAATGTTTTGTTGGTGTAATTAAACTCCGAAAGTGTGACACTTACTCGATCACCTACAGCAATATTAACGCCAGCTAGGTTGGTTGGGAATGTCAGTACCTTCTGCAAGTCGCTTTGCTGGATCAACTTATGGGATATACGCTGAGCCATGTAGAAGCTGTTAGTCATGCTTAGCTTCAGCTCACTACGTAGCTCCTCGTTGTTGTCACGAGTCAGTGCACTTGTGATCTGTACCTTCGGGAACTCCATTTCCTTGTAGTTGTTACTAGGATCGATAAAGGTTCCAGTGATCGTATTGAATCGCTCGTTACGCTCGAATGACGTCTTGAGCTTTGCAGGGCCAGTAAGGTTGTCATCGTTCAAAGTCATGCCCGACGCAACTGCCTCGAATGCACCTGCTCGTATGACGAACTTGCCATTCGTGTAAGTCAGCATACCGTTCATAGACGACAGCAACTTATTGATATTTGCTTTGTGAGTTGCCGTACCAAAGACGACACCGTTACAAGTGAACCTCTTTTCTGTGCCGCTGGGTATGCTGACAGTAGCGTCACAGATGTCTGCCGCATCTACAGCCTTAGCGAGATCGATGCGACTCAAGTCTATGTTCATCCCGAAATAGTCATCCGTGAGATAGTCGACCAAACACCAGACTGGGTTCTCTGACCATTCCCACGTTGAAGAGTCGTTAGCTCGCTGTGTTGCTACACCGACAGAAGCATCGTAATACGTGCTCGTGCTGTCCTGCCTTGGATCGTAGATTTTCTTGCCTTTGACCAGCGCTTTGATGTTTTGAGGTAGGTACTTATCCCATATCTCTTGGCTATCATCTGTTAGCGTAAACTTGGTGACGATATAAGTAAGATTCGTGCCGATGTGCTCATTCGTATTGATAGTGCCAAAAGCCGCATTAAGAACGCTATCAGCGGTTGTCTGAGTGCCTAAGAGTTTTCTAATGGTACAGATAGTCACACTACTTTGCGGACCAAACGTACCCGCCGTAACCTGACCATTAGCCGCAATCTGAGCGTTAGTTATGACCTTATCATCGAAGTGAATGTCAGTGATCGCAGTCGATCGATGACCAGCAAGAACAATGGCGTGATACAAGTCCCTGTTCTCGTCCCCTGCAACGCCTACAAACGATATTGGACCCGATACTAGTGCTTCGCCATAGATGAGCTTCTGCGGCTCTACAGTGCCTCGTACGGTCGCCTGACGCGAGGCATCACTATCTAGGTTAGGTACAGCGTAGATGTTGTCTATCAGCTTCTTGGCTACTACAGCTCCTGCAACAACTGTTGCGGCACCAACTACGGCAAGTGCAGTCGAGCTATAGACACCTACGACACCGATCGTCTTAACTACAAACGCACCAATAGCGGCTAAGGTTGCTGGCATATCCAACTCCTGACGATGTGACGCTCAGGCACTCGTGTTAAGCCTTTCTTTGTCACACACACAATAGAATCGTTCAATTTTACCCCCATCGTTAAACCACTGCGAGGATAATTAAACATGACGGGATGGCCGTGCAGAGCTACTTCGCTAGGCTCGCCGAGCACACTATCTATGAGATTCTCGAATCCGCCTGATGCTCTTATGATCTCGTCGGCCTGTTCTTTCGTTGCGTAGATCAGCTCGTGACTGTAATCGATGCCATGCAACTCTTTGATCATGAATACAGTGAATGCGACACAATCCTTGTCGCCGTACTGGAACTCCCCTTTCTCCCAGCAATTTAGTGCCGCCAGAACTTTAGGGTAAGTCACCTGGATCGTGTCGTGGGTTTCTAGTTCGGCCACCGCCTCCACCTCCGCCTCCGCCGCCTCCGCCAGAACCGACTCCGAGGTTTCCGCTATTCGTGTCTTTCCACAAAATCTTCACGCCATCTATTTCGTGCAGATACTCGAAAAACAAGTCGTTAGAGTTAACGCGCTGTTGTTGCACATGCGTGTACTTGAGATTAGCTGACCGATCGATTTTAGCCAGCTCGGACTCACACGTAAGGCTGATAGAATTGTTGCTCTGAGTGCCGGTGACAAGCGTCATGACATCCATAAACCCAGACCATATCAGGTTAGGATCTTCGATTAGAGCCTCATCTTCATCGAGCAAGCCTATATAGATGTCGACATCTCTCATGAAGTAATCTTCTGTTCCCGCTGTTCCTATATCAGCGATCGTCGAATCTAAGCCTGATAAGGTCAACGTGATGCTATATGGTGATATGTCTGTTCCTTCCTCGATAGAAGAGACAGAGCCGAAATCACCGACACCAAGCCAATCATTTCCGCCCCATGTGAAGGTGCCGATGCTGTCATGCACGTAAAGAGTTGAGCTAGAGAAATCTAACTTGGCGAACGTGACAGGCCGTACGACATCATCCTTGAGCGCGTTGACTATGGCTGTAGATAATCCTCTGCTCACGCTAGAACGTCCTCTATAGCCTCAATCGTAATCGAGCTGATGTAACTGGACTCGGTGTTCCAGCGAGGGTTGTTGATCATCATGAATACGCCAAACGGGTTAAAGATCTGCACAGCATCGTTGTTTTCTGTCGCCTTGCGGATATTAGGCGCTATGTCCACAGTCAAAGAACCTGTGCCGTCCGAACTCGCATCGGCTGTGACCATGTGAAGCTCGTTGTTAAACGATATGTAGTCACCAGCTTTAAAGAAGTTAGTCACGTTAGCAGTGGCACCGTCCAGATCTATCTGATAACCAGTCTGACCTGCACCATCTACTAAGACTGACTGCGGTGACGTCGCCGCGCCGTTACGTACACGACCATAATCCTCAAGGCGCATCCGATGTGTTTGACCGTCTAGCTTAGCGATGAACGCTTGCATCTCTGCTCTATCACTCCCAGACAAGTTCCGAAACGTCATTCGTGTTCTCCAGTACGATCCTTTACGCTGGAGCGTCTGTACCGCCCCGCTTACTGGACTCTGGAATTGGCTCGTATTAGTCACAAGCTCAAATGTCTGACTCGTAGGAGTAATAGATGGGAAGTTATACGTAGCCATTACATTCTACCTCTACGCATCATGTTATGTACTTGCTCTACAGTCTGACGAGAGGACTCAGAAACCGCCATAGCGATACGCTGATCTACATCACCGTCACCTGATGCATCGATGTTGTTGATGATCGTGATGTCTTGACCGCCGCCCCTAGTGTTGTCGATAACAGTCTCGTTAGGATGGAGCATTGCCAAGAATCCGCCTTTACCATCCATGCCACCAGATCTTGCGCCAGAGCCAGTGAAGCCGCCACCTTCAAATGTAGGTATCGCCGCCGCCTTAGCTACAGCCATCGTCGTGGTAAGTCCAGCCTGAGCACCCACTGCGTTACCACCTGATGTCGCTAATGACACAAGTGCCGCCGCAGGAGCTGACGCCGCCGCAATAGCTGTCATAGCCGCCGCGTTAGCCGCGACTGAGGCTGACAGGCTTCCAGCTTCGATATTCTTAGCGATAATTGCTTGCTTGGCTTTCTCGATGCCCATCTGAACGATGCTCTTAATAAGCTCGTCCATGATCGCGCGACCCAGCATACGCATTGCTTCTGTGCCGTTAGACGCGCCAGTGATAAATGCATGGGATGCGTTAGTAATCGCGTTCTCTACGTTTTGCAGTCCGCCAATAATCTTGAGCTGTTGATCAAGCATGTGCTCAGCTTTCTGCTCTTCGAGCATCATTGAGTATCTAGTCAACTCTTCCTGACTAATGGCATCTGCCGCTCTCGCCGCTTCTAGCGCCGCCTGACGTCGAACAAGATTATTGATGAACGACTCAGTCTCTGTCGCAAAGCTATCAATAGCCTCACTACGTAGCCGCTGGTAGTTGGCAACATGATCTCTAACTTCTTTGAATCTAAGCTGTTTGATTGCCTCAAATCGCTTCGTCTCGATTGCAACCTCAGTATCCGCAAGCTCCTGTGCCAGCTCTGCCCTACCATCAGCCGCCTTTCTAGCTCGATCTAGCTCAGCGTCATAGCGCTTATTGATCTTGTCGATGTCCGTAACATCACTTCGTTGTAGAGCTTCTAATGTAGATATAGCGCGCTTCTCAGCATCCACCTTAGCTTGTGCCGCCTTAGCTTCTCTTGCCGCTTTCGCCGCCGCTCTTTCTTTGTCTCGTTGCTCTCTTTCAGCGTCATTTGCATCCATTTCTGCAATGGCATCAGTCTGCGCTTGATTGATTTTACGATACATTTCAAGAAAGCGTGCGCTCCCCATCTGACCTGCCATGGTAAAGTTTTTAACGAGTGACTCTCGCAAATCATCGTAGTCAGCTTGAATTTGTTCGCGCTTATTCATCAACTCTCGCGCAATTTCTTCTATTCCCCGCTTCCCCTCTGCAATTTCCTCTGGTTCAAAAGCTAATGGGCCTTTCGCCTCACCATCACCACGCAAAGCCTCTTGTAACGCAATGATGCGACTAACTAACTCTGGTCGCGTAGCATCTTCTACAGAGCCGCCGAGATTCTCTATCTCAGCAACTAATGAATTGAATTGAGCTAAATTAGCTTCTACTGCTTCTGTCTGCTCTTCAAACGCTCTAGTTGCTTTTGCTACAGCGGCGGCATGGAGGATCTGAGCTTGCATGGGGTTTTGACCCCTTCGAAGCTGTAGTTCCTGCTTAGATATTTTTAGACTCTTCTCAGCAGTTGCTACTTGATCTTCCATTGAGTCGACGAGGTTATCTAAATCACCTCTCGCTTTACCCAGCTCTGCTTGACGCAAGCCTTCCAAGGCGGCGCTAATTGATCGTGCCGCCGCATCACTTGTAGGCACCAAATCCTCAAGAGTGCTACGTAATTCATCAAACTTATTTTCTGCGGTTTCTACATTTCTAAACGCAGTAAATGCCGCCGCACCGACAGCAAGGAATGCACCAACTACTGCACCACCAGATCCCATGAGAGAGGCAATCTGACCACCCTGCTGACCGAGAACGATCATGGCATCAGTGCCGCCTTGTAGCTGTACCGCTATATCCTGTACCTGATGACCTAACTGACCAAAACCACCGCGAACTAGGCGCAAAGAACCATTTAATCCTTTGCTAGACTGGATCTTCTTCTTTTCTAAGGCGATAAGATTCTGTAATTCTTGAGCTTGTTTAATTTGCGCGTCTGTAGCTTTTGATTGTCTGAGGCGATATATCTGAAGCTCATCAGCAGTCATGCCGATGGTATTCTTATAGTCCTCCATCCGCTTGAGAGTTTCTTTGACAGACTTTTCGAGCTTCTTTTGGTTCCGCTCAGCAGAATCGAAGGCTTGCTTCGTTTCATCTTCTGCGCGGATTTCTATTACGAGCGGCTCTGTGTTTGCCATCTTTCTCTTGCCTCTTGGCCTTCATTGCGAGATAGGTCCACCAGTAATTAAACTCGGTAGGCGTCATCTGTAGAACCGTCCCTGCTGTCTGACCAAGATATTCCGCTAACTCAAAGACGCGATGGAGTTCAGTCGGGTTCCCTTGGTCATCGATTAGTTTTTTTCGCGTTCCTCTTCAGTCTCAGACTGATGCGCCAGAATCGCAGTAGCTAATCGTTCTACAATGCCGCTTGCCGAGAACCGCTTCAACTTGACCTTATCACCGATGTCAAAGACTGGATTGCCCTCGCCATCAACAAGACCGAATATCACGGTATAGCACAAGTAGTCCCAAGTATCTTCCTGAGCACGAGCAGAGAGCTTCGCTTTGTCTTCCAAAGAGAAGTTCTTCATAAAGACTCTAGCATCGCCCCACTCAGGAATGATTACTTCCCTAACACCCAAGCTGTTGAAATGCTCAACAGCCAGATCTATTAGTTTCGTCATCCTTATACGGTGCCTTCAACGAGCGCGCCATTTCCTTGCGCTGAGAAGCTCGCCTCTACGAAACCGTCAAACGATGCTGACTTGCTGACTGAAGTGATAGTCGCTGTGCCAGACCACTCGTAATCACCTGAGTTGTTACCCGTAGGATACAGCTTCAATGTGATTGACGCGCCTTCTGTCAGAGTCTGCTGACCAGTAGTGTCAGTAGGATCCCAGAATGCGGTGAATGATGCAGTCCATGACTTTTGAGTCGCTGTGTGAGTCATCCAAGAATCACCCATTACAGTGTCATCAGCTACTTCGCTAGTAGTCTCAAGAGACCACTCTTTGATTTCGGCTACAGCATTTGAACCGCTATATACTGCTCCGTCCTTACCGATATTTGTTGCCATTTTTACGTCCTCGCAAAAGCGTTAAATATGCTCGATTTTACTAACCTTCTGGACTGCCCTCAACCGCAAAGTAATCTACCTCGCAAGTAAGCCTACCCACCATGACAGGTTGATCACCGTCAGCCGAGAAGTCTGTGTCGACAGAGATAAGGCGCGTATCTTCAGCAAGCCCACCTCTAGTCAAATCCGTGTAAAGCGCCTCTTCTATGTCAGCGCATATCTCATCGACCATTTCGTCGTACGTTCCAGTCATCTTAACGTACACTTCGATTCTAGCGACGAGTCTTTTCTGTAGCGTTCTTGGCGGTCCCATCGTTGGGTAGCGCGTAGTCTCGCTTTGCGTATAAACGCAGATCGCTGGCAGAATGTCGTTGTGAACCGCAAACACCCGTGTGTCGAAGCAGTTCGCCTTCGTCCTAGTCAATCCTGTCAGCGTAGTAACAAGATTCTGCCTGATTCGGGTTCTGATATGGCTCATTGCTTCTCCAAAGCCAGTTCAGTAATTCCTGTGCCATCTGGCATGACAACCCTAATCGTATAATCCACGTTCGTGCCATCAACCGGCACAATGACAGTATCGCCCTCTTGCAAGGTTGATATGTCTCCTGACTTGCAGGTAAGTCGTGGCTGATCTACAGAGAATGCTACAAATCCACCGGCATCCTCTAACGCATGTTGTGCGTCGAAGATGGCAGTGAACGTAGTCTCCTGCCCAAAAATCGGCTTGCCCGTACAGGACACGCCAAAGTCGGCAAGGAAAATACTGCGATCAGCCGCAACTTCTACTGGCATTACTCAGCCTCTTCCTGCACTTCTTCTTTGGGCTTACGAGTGCGTCGCTTAGGCTTCTCTTCACCGCCTTCTACGCCGACTGCTCGATTTACAGTCTTTGACTCATCTACCGGAGCCACTCGACCGATACCCATCAGTGATCGAGCCAAACGCTCGTCAAGTTCAACTACCTCGCCAACCTGACAGCTTTTGCCAGCGATAACACAACCTTTAATTACTTCGTACTTCATACTTCCTCCTTAGAGAAAACCCGCCCCGAAGGGCGGGATCATGCTTTAGCCGTCGTTACCGAATGCGAAGCTAACTGCGTGGCGTACTGCCACATCCATAGACTGAAGAGCAACAACGCGGATAGTACCAGTTGTTGATGCAGTGTATGGATCTACTACTAGGTCAAGGCCACCGAAGAAGCCAACTAAGAGGTCTGCAAAGTTACCGTAGTAAAGGTTACCAGCAGTTCCTTGGTTAGACACGATTGCGCGGTATCCATTGATTGTGCCACCAGGCTCAACAACGAATTGCGCTGTGCCAGACGCCTTCTCAGTAGTCTTGAGTGCACCGTACATTGCCGCTGGAAGGATGTATGCCAAGTTGCCCATAAGAGCATTGTCTTCAGCAATAGCAGTTTCCAGAGTTACAACTTCAGCGAAGGTTGGGTTAGCCGCCGCGAAGTTAGTTACAGTGTTGACACCAGAGGTGTTCAAGATACCAGTAGGCTGACCGCTTGAGCCTGAGCCTTCGAGACCAGCCAAGTCGATCGCAAGAGCGATAGCTTGAGCAAGATCGTCACGGATCAGAGCTTCAACGTCCATGCTTGACTGAATCATGAGCTGACGAGTTACGTCTGTGAATGCACCAAGTGTCTTAGGTGTCATCGAGACGTTACCGACAGTCATTTCTGACTCAGTAGCGGCTCCACCCTCTGACGCAATCCATGCGGCAGAAGCGGCGGCAGTCTTCTTAGGGATCTTAACGTCACCAGACAGACCGTTCAGAGTACGTGCACCGGCTTGCATGACGCTTGATGCGTTACGCAAGACATCGATGAAGTCAGTCCCACGATAATCATCGCTGAACAGATCTGACTCATCTGATGAGTTAAGGTCACGCTTCCAAGTACGCAGTACGTCTGTTGGGAGCATGATGCCTTGAGCGGCACGACCAAACTCATTAGCGGCGGCTTCTGAACACTCGAATTCAAAAGCGGCGGCTTCTTGAGCACGTCGGTCAGTTGGGTTAGCCAAAGCGTGAATAGCGCGAACCAAAGAGAACTTCTTGAGTTCTTTCTGAGTCATGCCGATGTCCTGCGACTCAAGAGCACGCTCTGAACCGATTACATCCAACAATTCACCACGAAACTCAGCTACAGAACGACCTTCTGCGATTGCTCGCTTAGCCATGTCTGACTGATTGTGGCGTGCGCCAAGCTCAACAATTTGAGCGGCATCTTTTTGAGCGGCTTTACGAGCTTCTAACTCGATTGCCGCAACATCTACTTCATTAGTCATGGGAGTTTCCTCTCTAACAGTTACGGTTACGGTTTCGGTTGTAGGCTCGCTTGATCTACCAACACCAACAGAGACATCCGCTGGAATTGATACCAAACTAGCTTCTACGGGACGCCAAGACTTTGCGACGTACTTGTCTTTGTCCTGACGCTCCATTTTGTTGATAGCGTATCCAATAGATACGTTTGCGCGTATGCCATCAACAACATCGTCGAAAGCCTCTTTAGCAAGTCCATTCTTTCCAAAACGGACCGTCGCACGGAGACGCCGTGCCGAGCCATCGAGATCGACAGATTCGATTACACCCACTTGTTTCTGTGGGTCATGGTCAAGCAACAACGGTGCACGCCCTGATGCTAGGAAGCTCAGGTCGATTGCCTCTGATGAATGCTCTAATACTTCAATGCCAAACGAGCGCTCGACAGGCTCTTCCGAACTAAGGGCCATCGATACGCGACGCTCGTCTTCATTGATTGGTGATGCGTCCATATACATGGAACGCTGGGAGTAATCTGGGTTTACCATAGATCTCTCCTCCTCTTCTTCTACTGCCATTTCTGGCTCTTCAGACTTGCCGAACTCTATGATGTAAGAGTCATCGGTCTCAGTCACATTCTTGATATGACGCTCTTCCTCGTCATGGCCCATACGATCATCGATCTTAGTCAACGCAGAGAAACGATGGCCGACCTTGCGATCTGTAGGCTCACCATCGCGATAGAGTGTGATTAAAGCCGCTGGGTTATCCTCAGTGCCAGTGATCGTAAAGTCAGAGTCTGGCACATCAATACTGCCATCCTTAATAATACGATCGATCTTGCCTCTCGTACGACCGCCTGAGCTTTGCCAGCTCACCATGTCGCCAACCTTTAGATCGCCAGCTTCTGCTCTAGTTTCAATGTCCATCTCGTCACACCTCTCATCTATTGCATCGAGCGTCTTTACCTTTGCCTTCGAGAAAGAGAAACCTGCGTCTCCTCCCCACAATGCCCAAGCTATGCGTCCCGCACTTGGCCATCCTTCTTCACCCTTACTAAATCCTTTTCCTTTCTTATCAACTTCATGTCGACTAAAAAAAGAATACATGCGACGCACAGTGCTAGGAGAAAGCTCCCGCCCATTAATAATATCACGAGCGCGAGCAACACCGACTTCAGTGCCACCCCGACCATGCTCCTTGCGCCAATCCAAACCACGCTTAGCCTCGGCAACCATGCCTTCAGTCGGTTTAAGATCAATGTCTTCTCCCTTATATTTCGCCATCGTCATCTCCAGTGATGTCTGGCTCAATACCCATCTGCGTCGAACCATAAGGCTCTAGCGCGTATTTAATACCGAATTGCTCCATCAAGCTCTTATCACGTTGGATCTCAGCCAAAAGCTCCTCGGTATCCTTGCCGTACTGACTTGCAACGTCCTGCAAGCTCAATATGCCGTTCTTCATGCCGAGAACCGCCGCGTTCATCTCTTTCATAGGATCAACCCAGTTCCATGCTCGGCCACGGAACTCTGATGCGGTAGAAAACTTGTCGTAGGTCGCTATAGGCATAAACAGCGTGTCAACTTCCATTGCCGCCTCAAGCCATGCCTCGTAAACAGGACGCACGAAGTGATCAGTCATAACCTGCTGAACGCTACGATAAAAGTCTCGCTCCTCCAGCGCGCCCTGACGAATCGAGCTATAGGATGTTGCTTCCAGATCGTTAGCCAGTGAGGTGTACGAGACGCCAAGCGCCGATGCAATGCCCTTCAGTACCGACCGATGGAAGCTATCAAACTCACTCGTAGGATAGCCAACATCAAACGTCTTCAGGTCAACGCCCTGCGGAAGCTGATGGAATGTACCAGGCTGAGCATCGATGATTGGCACATTGCCATCTAGATCATCTGCTACAAAGCCATCGCCGCTAGGTGACGTAAAGAAGCCCATCTTGGATGCGCCCATACGTGCCGCTACGATAGATGCCTCACGCCAGCCGTTTAACTGTTTGATACTTGCCATCGCTGACGACATCCAAGGCTCGCCGCGAGTCTGTCCTGCACGCAGAGGCATGAAGACATGGATCATCTGCTCAGCCGGTACGCGCTTATGCTTGGGCGACTTCACCATAGAGGCGAAATCATAATCCCCTGGGTGAGACGTAAGTACATGATATGCAATGGGTTTCTTGAACTTATCAAGTTCTACGCCCATTCGTATCTCTCGACCGCCGTCTAAGCGCTCGTTCTTCTTCTCGTCGATCTGATCTGGCTCAAGGAACTCTAACGCGAACGAATCGTGGAATGCGTTGCCTCGATGCTTGATCACGAAGACCTCGCCATCCCGTGCGAGACCTTCCACCACCATTTTTTGCACGTCGACCCAAGACATTTTGCCGTCAGCAGTGCAGTTTCCTCGCTTCCCCCACACCTTAAACGCTGTTTCGATGCTCTGATTGCCATCGGTATCTAGCGCGCCACGAGGATCTAGTGCCTTAACCTGCAACTTAAAACCGTGCTCACCGACTACGTTTGTCTTCAGTAGATTGAAATATCGACGTGCATATTCGTTATTTCGGGCCAAATCACGCGATCGAGCGCGCATTCTGGCGATAACTGGGTACAATTCACTGTCTGGAGACCTTTCTGACTCAATATAGTCCGCAAAAAGCCGACTTGGGCTTGCCGCGTGATACGAGCGCTTGAAGATCTTCTTCTCTTCGGGCTTTTTACCCCTAAACCTGTCAAAAATACCCATATCAGAACCTTACCTGTATGGTAGAGCCGTTCTTCTTGCCTCTTTTGACCAAACTGTCGCTTTTATGCTTCGCCACTTCCTTTCGGTAGTAGTCACGAGCCTCAACAAGCTCTGAAAAGCCCAATTTCGTCAAAGAGCGCCCCGCAATCGAGTAAGAAGCGACATCTGCGTCCGCTTTTCCCTCTAAAAGGCTCTCGATCTTTTTAACCATGATCTCTGCGTGTATCCGAGGATCAGCTTGGTTGTTATCCATATCAGGAATAGCTTCAAAGTCGCCAATATCGACGACAATCCGGTTTCCTGAGCTAGTTTGTGTAATTTCCAACTGCCAGTGATACAGACCAACCGCAAAATCAGCGCTAGTAGCTGAATCTGCTGTGAATAAGTAGTAGCTTGGGTTCTCTGTGGCGGCTAATTTGATCTCAGACGCGCCTCCACCCGTGATTCTTGCTACATATTCCGCAGAATACTCCGCTGGAGGGTAATCATCGACCAGATCCGATCGCTTCCACTGGATGAAGTCACCAACGACTATCTCAGTAGGTTCGCCTTCTGGTGCATTGGAAGCGTCGAATAAGTTTGCCATGCTTTATCATCGCCAAGAGTTCACGAAGTTTCCCTTACGCGGAAGCCTTGGAACGAATGGCTCTGGCCGCTTTTCGGGTGCTTCTTCCTGTTTTCTGGGTGCTTCAGACTCGCCAATCTTAGCCGCTAAAGCATTTACATTCACCCCGAGTATACTATAAGCCGCTATTGCGTACACCATACAATCGAGTGCTTCATTTCGCGCTCTTACTTTCTCGAAAACGCGCTTTTTGAAGCCTCTATGGAAGCGTGTGACCGCTTTTTCGGCTGTTAGCTGGCGAAAGTATTCATCATTTAGTGTATCTGCGAAGTGTACGTACCCTGCGCCCTGCTCTTTGATCTTCAGACGCGAGAACATCAAATCCTTCACTGTATCAACACCAATGGGGAATAAAGGGCACTTTACGGTGTTATTTTTGCTCGGTTTACCAGCAATCGCCTTTCCGTCACCGCCAACACCCTTAATAGCAAAGATTCGACGTCCCTGATTCTTCTTACAGAAGGTATAGACACTGTTAGTGAAGTGACCGCCCGAGTCAATCGCCGCCGCACGTATTCCTAGCAGTCGACCGGACTCCGTTTCGTATTGTTGTAGTAGCCGTGAGTCAAGATCGGTCCATAATTGAGGTGTGGAAGGATCGCCATACAAAGTGATGTGATCCAAAACCCATGATTCGTCGTCTCGGCCCCAACCAACCACCGTTAACTCAAGGCGATTATCCTGCACGTCGACGCCAGCCGTCATCACGATCACGTCATCAGGCACGAACGGCATCTCTTCTCTTCTGTCGGCCAACTCAAAGTCATCTAGGCGTTCACCTGCATCCTCCCAAGTTTCGCCAAGATACGTATTCGTCCATACACGTAACTGCTCAGGATTCTTCTTAACGGACAAAAAGTCCCTAACTCCGTCCGAAAGTGGAGTCCAAGGTGAGCACAGACCGTTGATTGCGAAACCGGCGATACCTTTAAACGGCTCTTTAGCTATCCATTCACCGTTGCGGATCGCCCAGACACGATCAGCCTCAGTCCAGAGAACACCGCATTCCTCACAGAGATACTTTGCAGTCTCGGGCTGACCATCATCCCACTTTACATTGGCCCACTTGAGGACTTGAGAATGGTGGCAATGTTTACAAGGCACATGATATTGGCGTTGGTCAGACTTGCTATAAGCATCCTCGATACGCGATGCTCCTTTATTCGTTGGAGTCGAGACCATGATGACCTTTCGGTTCCAGAAGGTAGCGCTACGTTTCCGAGCGAGTGAGATTGGATCACCTTCCGTGCCAGCGGATGTTGGGTATCTGTCGACTTCATCACAGAGAACAATCCTTATGGGGCGGCTCGCCAAGCCAGCCGGAGAATTTGCACCAACGATAGTGATCGCACCTCCCGCAAAAACTTTATGCAAGGTTGTGTTGCCTGAGTCGCGTGCTCGCGGATCTTTGACTTTATCTTTAAGTACGGGTGTCGAACGTAATAGTCCTGCGGCGATCCTGTCCTTTGAAAACGCCTGAGCCATTTCCAACGTCGGCTGTAGCACCAGAATCGGACACGGATTGTTATCAATGTGATATCCAATAATATTAAGAATAGCCTCAGTCTTACCAAGCTGTGCTCCTGCCATGACAACGACTTCTTGGATCTCAGGATCAGAGCACGCATCCATTATCCCCCTTTGGTACTCGGCTCGTGATGTATACCATCTGCCAGGCTCAGCACTACTTTGCGAGTCCAGCCGTCTTTCTCGGTCTGCCCACTCGCTTACGCTTAGGCTTGGCGGTGGCTTCAGCACTCCCATCGCTTTCTTCAGTTTGGCTTGCAGTCGATTGCGTTGGGCTGATCGTTGGGTCATATCTACTCAATTCTTCTAGTGCTTCCTGTATCAGCTCTTCCACAATCTTCTGACACATTCCAGCGTTAGTCTCTGCCGCAACAACAGGCGCGGCTTTCGTTGGGATGGATAATAGGCGAGATTTAACAGAACCCAAAACATCTGTCCATGCTTGTACGACATCGTCTGCGTTAACCAACTCGTTATGTATCTTCTTCAACTCTAGTTCTGCGATCTCTGCTTCCGCATTAACCTTCCTCGTTCTGGCCTCGTCGTATGACGATCCTAACTTGACTCCACCCGTGCTTGGCATTGCTCCTCCAGTAGTACGCTTTTCCGTACTGTCAGTAGTACGCTTTTCCGTACTAACAGTAGTACGCTTTTCCGTACTCTAACCATCATATTAATCATCATATATAACCATATAGTCTGTGCAAACAGAATCGTTTATAACGAAAAGTTCTAAGTTAGGTTTTTGATATTCCATCTCTAGCCGTACAGCGCGCGCC